GTCCGTCAATATTTTTAGCAAAGTCAAATATTGGTAGCCCCGAAGTAATAGAATTGAATCTATATTTCTCTGTTAGCACTCCGTCAATTCTTTCTCTCTTGATAGATTTACCAATAACCTCGTCAGCACCAATAGCACGATTAAGCACTTTAATAAATTGCTCTCGCCAGTTTGGGTTGCTAGGATCGTTCCATACAATATTTTGATTCTGTAGATTTATATTATTTGAATCTACAAATGATTCTGTTGTATTAACTGAGATAATTTTTAGCAAACCGCTTGCTGCTATGTTGCGTTTTGGGTTGTAACTAAGCAATCTTGCTAACCTCAACACAGAATCACGCCTGTCTGCAAGCTCTAAGAAGTTCTCACGAGCATTTAAGTCAATTCTAAATGCTAAATTTTGCCCTAAGTAAGCAATCAAATCTACTAAAGCAAGATATTCTGAGCTTTCAATATAATCATTGAAGTCTTCTGGGTAGTTTTCGCGGAGGTAGTTAATCATAATCCGTCGCAAACTATCAAAATCATAATGTTGAAAGTCTGCATTGCGGTATGATTGATATATTCGTTTCCAGTCTTCTGCTAACAGCAAACGATTTTGTCTATCGGTTGATGACATCTACTTTTCCTTTTAGTGTATTTATTTGATTATAATATGCTACTATTATATTAAGCCATAGCTAAAGTTGAATTTTTATCAAAATTTAACTGCATAGTTTCGCTAATATTATAAGGCAAATATGTTAGCTCACAATATATTGTGATACCATTTTCATATTCATCTATTAAAATATTTTCAGCTATAACTCGAGGCTCACTATCAATAATATGATTTACATTACTGATAATTCTTGTTCTTGTGTCTTCTGTAAGAGGATCAAATAATAAATCCCATAAGATACAACCAAATGATGGATCAGATAACTTTTCACCTTGGCGTATATGAAAATGATTCAACAAATCTTGCTTTATAATAGCTAAATCAAATAAAACAGGACTGGTACTATCAACATCTACAGTGCTGACGCCTTTATATACTTTAGTTCCTGGTTGAAACTCACGTCTAGTTGTATTATTCTTTACTACAATCTCTTTGTATAATCGTTTTTCTTTAAATTCTCTATTTGCCATATCAATAAGTAGCTGATGAAGCTCCTCCTTTTCTAAATGTATCCGGTGTCAGCTTATATGGTATTTCTTCTTGCTCATATTGCTTGCTAAACTCACAAGAATCTGCTATACTCTTAGTTGAATCGGTTTTATCTGGTTTGAACTTGAGTGGTTCAAGGTTTTCGTGACTCTGCCATGGTTCGTGTAACGGAATCCGTATAGGAATGAACGGAAAGTGTGTGCATTCTGGCAATATTGCGGGTTCTGCTGGGGTTGCGTCTTCTGCTATCGTGCCTATTGACGCACTTGCTGCCCCAACGCCAAACTGCTGTATATTACTCATATAATTTGTTGAAGCAAATATATGATTTTGTGCTGACGACATTCTATTTTGACTGTTTGCTTTCAAATGATTCACAGAAGTTGCTGTTAAATAATTTTGCTGAGAATACATTGTAGCAGATACCGATGCGTATATCCTCATATGCTGATTTGTTTTCAAATGCATATTTTGTTTAGAATGCTGATGGAATGTCTTATCTGATAACTGATGGAACACCCCTTTTGTCTTATGGTAAGTATCTTCATCAGATAATTGGTGTATATTGCGTTTGGCATATAGATAAAAGTCTCTATCTAGTGTAACATGCCCATCTTGCGACACTTCTAATTTGAAATCGCCCTTCTTTGGGTGTGTTCCTACTTTCCAATACACATCTCTGGTTACATCTATGTATAAATTGTCCCCAGGTTGTGCTGTATCTGATAAATCTTCAAATGTACGGTGCTTTCTGTCCCCGTATGTTGGACTTTTTGGATCTTCATCTTCTAATGCTAGCTTATCACGCTCTCCTGGTGCTTTTTTTGTTTCCGCTGTGCCCACTCTCCAGTGTGATGCGTTGCCAGACTCCATTCTAAGTTGCTCGTGTGCTTTGATATTGATATTTCCAGAGGCTTCTATGTTGATATCCCGCTTGGCACGCAGGTTGAAGTCCATTTCTGTATGTACGCTAACACTATCGTAAGAATAGACGTCTATCTTGCCATTATTTGTTAGTTCTATCCAAGCAGTGCCCCTAGCATTTATAATATAGATGAAATCTTCGGTGTTATGCATCAATATTTGATGTCCAGTGCGTGTTCTTAGCCTAACTAGCTCATTATGTGGCTTTGTAGGCTCGCCTTTTTCCTTTTTTTCTATCAACTTGTAGTCAGGTGGCTCTCGATGTGGTAATTTCTCACGCTGAATCATTGAATCACCATCATCCATCACAAAACTTGTTCCTCCAAGCCTATTGAATGGTAATTCAGACAATCCTTCTGCTGAAGAGTATGGCGCTTTTGGTTTTCCAGGGCGTCTATCTACTGGTCCTGGCGTGCTCCAACCAAATACCATACTAGGTACTTCTCGTCTAGCAGAGCTACTAACTAATCCTCTTGTTTGATCTACTTTTCCTTCTAAATGCTTTACTAACCCTTGCCTTTCGAGAATAGCTATTTGTTCTAAGTCTGCTTCTTTGATATATTGTGTTGGGTCGTTGCCTGTACCACGCTCTAAATCTTTATTATACTCTGCTACTGGTACTTGTTTCCCATTATATGCTCCGCCTCGACTGTAATCTGTTGCTGCATTACCTGGCATCATAAAATTCATAAACTTATCAGAGACACACCCTATCCAAAACCCAAAGCCATAGTTGTTTTCAGCCATTATAACAAGAACTTTGACTCCTACATCTGGTGGAACAGCCCAAAACCCATAACTTTTTTGTGTAAAGTCAAATCCAGGTTGTTCTTTCACTCCTTCTCTAGGTGTCTGCCCCATAAATGGACTAACATATGTACAAGGAATAAAATAACCACTATTCTCATATTCTGCACCAGTATCTGAGATATGAAGTATCTCAACTTCTATTGCACCCATGTATTCTGGATCTAAATGATTTGTGATTCTACCTATATAAGGGCCAACCCCTTGCATCCAATCAGGTTTTTTACCTCTTTTTTGCCTATTCTGCGTTGCCATATCTTAATACAATCCTAAATAGTCTTCTGCGTAATAAATTTCTTGAAATCCGTTTGTTTTTATAGCTTTTTCTTCTGGTGGTGCCGGTGGTGCTGACTCATTATCAATACCAGCCTGCATTGGACGACGCACTAATTGAAGTGTTTGTGTAAATTCGCCATTTGAAAAGTTATTTGTTACTGTTGTTACATGATAAACACCGCTATAGGCTGTAACCTCATAGCCATTATCAAATGACATATAGCCTTGCTTATCGCCTTCTCCAGCACCAGCATATCCATAATCAATAGGAGATTTGAACGTAACCATTACATCAACTTCTCCATTATGTATATACATCGTGCCATCACTTGATAGATTTATGTATTCTGTAGGTGATGATTTATAATTTCCAGTTCCAGAGTCCATTAAAAAGTATGGATCACCTTGTATTTCCATTTCTAGCATAATAAGATCGGTTGCACTGCTCAAAAAGATATCATTCATATTGCGAGCAGCCACTGATTTTTCATTCTCGTGGTGTCCTCCTCCTTGATTACCCGTGGTATTTTTGTGAATTGTTTGCGTAGAGCGCTGTCCAACATTAGATGTCACGCCTTTACCTTTAGTTTGAACAATATTTGTAGGCTTTGATTGTTTTCCTCTTGAATCGCTCATCTTTGTTCTCGATCCATGCTTTCCAAGATGCGTATTATTCAAAGCTACATAAAATGCACTATCAATGTTAATACTAAAATTTCTTATAGAATCATTTTTTCCTGTATACATATAGTTGTATTCTTTTACACATTGATTCTTTAAAGTTGTCAAATCAACAATATTTGACACTGGAGTAAACCTACTACTATGTGTTTTGAATGGTAAAACCTTATATATGTAAATATAAGCACTTCTGCCCTCAGCTTCTTCTTTTCCTTTTCCAGAAATAGCAAATAAGTTTGTCTCAATTCTAAACCAATCAATCATACCATTAGAATCTGGTGTCTGTTCCATCAACATTCTACCATAATCACTCATTATGATCAATTCTTCAATCATATCTTCAATAGTTGTTCCTGATTTAAATGTAAATTCTCCTACATTATCTTGTATCTTTATATATTTTCTATCAAAAATACCATCTCTATTCAAATTAAGCTCTGCTAATATCGGTGCCATAAAAGGATGTTTAACTTGATCTTGTGGATTTTCAACTATTTTTGCTTCACCTATTTTATTAGTATTAGCTTTTGAGTCAGCATATTTCCTTGCCGCTTCTCCATCATTACTTCTTTTTATTGATATTGCTACATCTTTTTTGAGCATATCTTTGAACGTCTTTTCTTTTATATTTGTATCTTGAAAAGAAGCCCACAATCTATCTTCTTCTTCGCCACTTGGTGATCTTGCATCTACAGTAGCCACCCCACCAGCTGATGATTGTTGAAAATAATTTGTTGTAGCAGCACTCTGTGTCGCACCTGCTGATGATTTAATTTGACTTACCACATCTTCTTCGTGCGATTTTGGAAAAACAATAATATATTCATCTGCTACATACTCTGGATTGACTTTTCTTTTACCTTGTTCTACACCATTAAAGGCATTTGCTATTGAATATAACCCTGATTGACAACATTCTTTTACAGTTCTGCCAGATATTTTAGCATTTGTGGGCAAAGACTCAACACTATTCAATGTTGCCTGTTCATTCCAAGGATATGCCGACACTTTGTATTTAGATCCGCTTTCATCTACTGTAAAAGTAACATTTGATAGCTTAATAGGTATAGTTCTTCTCAATGATTTTTTGGTAGCAGCATCCATTGGGGATTTTCCGTCATCGTCCCAGCCAACAAAATCAATCATAAGCAAAAATGGTGCTGTTAAGTGGTTTTTATGACCTGCATTTTTTGATGCCTTCATTATTGCTTGAATAAATGTTCCTAAACCATAGGGTTCTACTACATCAAACTCAATATTAGTGGCATTTGTATGCCTAGTTGCCTCAGTTGCTGAGATTATTGACTCGACTGACAGATTATCTATAAAATATTCTAATTTTCCATCCCAGGCATTGCTTCCAACTATTCCAGGAGTGTTCTCAATACCTCCTCCTGATCTTAATATAATATTTTTAGGCACTATTTTTCGATATGTTCCACTAGGATCGTTAACTTCGTCTGTTGTTAATACTGCTAAAGTTATAATATAGTTAAAACTAGCAAATATATCTAAAGGATTTGGTATAGGCAGCGATTTATTTTGATTATAATCTACTGCTTTTGGTGTTGCACTAACTGGTGTTACTGGTTTTACAGGTGAAGACGAAATATCTTTTGGAACTGCCGGATTAAATGTTGTAGATGTTGGTAATTCGGGAACCTTTGGAATTATTTTACTTACATTTGGTGCTAGCTCTTCTACAGAAGGAATTTTTGGGACAACATCTTTAGCTAACTCTTCTGCAGATAATCCAGTACTCTGTACCTCTCCATATTCGGTTGAATAACCTATAATCTCATCATCTTTTTTAGAAAAGTAATTTTTGGTGGCTTTTACTCCATCCATTAACCAGTCAAGAGCCATATATTATAATCCTAATGCTTTTTTAAGTTCATTTGCTTGCGGAATTCGTATTTCTACCCCTGCTTCAATATCATATACAGGATCTCGAATAAGATCCATATTTCTTTGTGCAAATACCCACCACAAACGGTGATCGCTGTATAAATCATAAGCTAATAAGTCAGGCCTATGCGTATATTTTTCTTCTATTACATATAATGGGTCACTATCCATTGCCGGAATAGGACGAACAGTCAAAATATCTAAATATGTGTCTTTAATTGTCCTAGTATTATACCAAGGATTGCTTATTGGGCCTGACATTACAAGAATTCTCCAGTATTAACATAATCACCGCGTATAAAGCTATCCAACGAGAAGGTTTTAATCTTTTGACGACTGTTTATTATGTCTAATGTTAGGTTTATATTACTTTTAACTGGTACATAAGTGCCTTGTGCATCGCCTGCAAAGTCTTTTATAAACATATAATCAACTTCTGTTGGTAAAGGTATAGTTACATTACTAACAACTACTGATAAACCATTCCATATATGGGCTCCGTATCCAAATAGCTTCAATATTGGGGGAGGAGCGCCATCTGGCACTACAGCATTAGACCCATATGCCATTTTCCCAGCTGACAATAAGAAATGTTTTGCTGCTAACCAGTATTTTCCTTCATCAACTGTTTCAACAGTGAACTCAGCATCCAATGTAATCTTTGATGGAGCACTATTTTGGTATGCTTTGAATGTATAGTTACTATGAGTAGGATGAAAATCTGAATAAGCTGATTCATACGCAATAGCTGTCATTGGTGCATAAGGAAATACCAACGCACCATCTGTTTCAATTAATGGTTTGAATATCTCTCCGCCTAATCTTTTGAATTCATCGGGTAACATTATCTTTACACGCCAGTCTGGCACTCCTTGTGACGCAAACTGTGCTCCTGCTCCAGTACTCCCAGCAGGGCTGTTATTTCCCTTGCCTCCAAAGATACCTCCAAGCCCAATTGACTCTGCTGCGCCTGAAAGAGCGCCACCTATTGCTGTTTTACCCTTAGATACCATTCCTCCTAGGGAAAATCCCCCGTCAGAATCTGCTGAACCTTGGAGTGCTCCTTCAGCTCCACTGATTCCACCCATAATAGTGCTTTTTGCATCGCCAAATGCTGCCCCTAGATTGATTTGCGGGACTTCAGGCATGCTGCTAAAGGGTCCTGCCATTATTTTCTCCTTATATACATTATTTAGTTGACTTTTTCTTGGGGATATGCTATCATTATAAATATATATGGAGCATTTTATGAAAAAAACCAACTATTTGAATAACAAAGATATATTAGCAGAGATCCACAAGTCAAAAACCACATACTGTAGCTTTACATTGCCTGAGTATCATCAATATGATGCTATTATCCCACTAGAAGGGGATATATCAGAGGAAATTGTAGCTGAAGGTATGAAGGCAAGAGCCAAAAGGCTTGGAATCCCTGAGGATACTATCGAAAAGACTGACTTAGTGTTCAGACTTATGACATATGATCACATTCCTAATGAGCCAGGGCGTAAAAAGAACCCTAAAACCATTGCGGATCATAAAGTAAAGCTGAACTTCCCACCATTCCAGCATTGGAAGTATGATGAGGATGGTAATTTTGTATGTGTAGGCAAGTCTCACTGGGATGGTGACTTGGATACTGGCACATTTAGCTTGATTCACGGTTTTACAACTGACAAACTAGCTATTATGTGGATGAAATTGTGTGATAGGTATGGTACCAAGGGCAATGTCCGTGGATATACATACAATGATGAGATGAAAGGGCAGGCTATCCTGCAATTAGCCCAGATTGGACTACAATTTGACGAGTCTAAGTCATCTAACCCGTTCGCATACTACACGGCAGCAGTTACTAACTCGTTTGTACGCATTATCAACATTGAAAAGAAGAATCAATCCATCAGAGACGACATTCTTGAGATGAATAATATGAATCCTAGCTATACCCGACAGGCTGAAGGGGAGTGGGCTATGGGTTTGAAGCGAGAACAGGAGTTCCAAGAGCAATCATCAACCTCATACTGAGTATATATGTTTAAAAAAGCCGCAGTCTTCACCGACATTCACTTCGGACTGAAGTCTAACTCGCGAACTCACAACCAAGATTGCGAAGATTTCGTAGATTGGTTTATAGAACAAGCTCAAAAGCACGAATGTGACGCTGGAATCTTCTGTGGAGACTGGCATCACAACAGAAATAGCCTAAACCTTACTACAATGGGCGCTACATTGCGCTCATTAGAGAAATTAGGCGCTGCTTTTGAGAATTTCTACATATTTACGGGCAATCATGACTTATATTACAAGGATAAGCGTGATATTGCCTCAACTGAGTTCGCTAGACACATAGAAGGCGTCACTCTCATCAACGAATACACTGAATACGACGGTATTGCTATGGTTCCGTGGCTTGTACAGGACGAATGGCGCAAAATACCCGAGTCAGATGCTAGTTTGATGTTCGGACACTTTGAATTACCATCATTTTATATGAATGCCATGGTGAAAATGCCCGAGCATGGGGATTTGAGAAGCGAACACTTCAAGAATCAGGACTATGTGTTCTCTGGACACTTCCATAAG